AAGGCATCAAGTGCTTTAATGTGGTTGGGATGATCAATTCCAGTATAGATAATTTGTAATTTCATCACTATCGTCCGATAATATCATATGATCCGAAAGGTACTGATGGGATAAGATCTTCTGGATTGTATCCGTTTCCCCTAGCCTCTTCCAGTGCTCGTTCGTATTCTTTAACAACATCTTTTCTTGGGTGTGGTTGTGGCTCTCCTGTGAACCATCCTGGTGTCCAAGGCTGTGTTGCCATATTTGTGAAATGCAGTTGGTAAATTTCATTGAGGTCATAATCTTCTCCATCTAATACATTCCAACGAGGATCTAACTCATGTACCAGATCATCGTTGCCACTAAACTTTCCAATGTGTCGTTGATGCATCTGAGACATTGTCTTCAAACGCTTAACAGGAATTGCATGTTCTTTATATGCTGCGCAGTCAATTACTGTTACACAAAACTCATGCCCACCAAACCTTGTACCCTTACGAGCAGCTAGAGGTTTACCCTCCATATCGATATCCATAAGCTCTTGCATATCACGATAGTTAATCATATCACAGTCAGTATAGATAGCACGCCCTTCAAAGTTACAGTACTCTGCGATACCCCAGCGGAAGCCTGAAAAAGGTGTAGGCCAAGTTTCAGTTTGCCAACCATGCCAGAATGAATCTGGATTATTAGTTTGACGCATAAAAGTTATATGTGTTTCAGTCGATGCATGTTTTTCTATAGAGTTAAGGTATGCTGCCTCAATTGTAGCATCTTCACCATTCGACGATGAACCAATAAACAATCTAATCATTTTTTCATCTCTTCTCTAATCTTAGTAGCTGAAATAGATTCAATCTCTTCACCAAGTGTTTCTTGTTCGATCTTGTATCCAACATCGCGGCCATATGTAATATTTACAATGTTTGGCACACGCATCACTTCAAACTCCACACCGTACTTGAAACCCTCTGCCTCAAGTCCATCAATAATATTTTGTGATGCTTCCTTCCATTTGAAGGGATTATCATCACTCTTTGGCATCCAGCGTACTTGTACGATTACTTGACCAGTTTTGGCAAGGCATCGTTTAAAAAGCTCTGTATGCCCTTTATGCCAGGGCTGAAATCTTCCAAGCATTTGCGTAGTTGGTTTTGTCCAATCCATTGTGTTATCCTAACATCATATGTTTGTGGTTGTTGAAATAATTTGTTGGTATCTTCGAATCGACCTTCTTCAATTGTATCCATCCAGATAACAAAGTCAGCTTCTGCAACATCTCTCAGCTCAGATGTTGGACAAACGAAATCTACAATACCCCATTGCTCACTCATATATCGAGCTTGGTTATGTCTACCAATAGGTGAAAAGTCCCAGTTGTCTGTATACTCTCTAACGGTATCAGCATTATGGTGAGGGATCAAAAAGTGATAAGCTAACTCTCTAGCCAAAGTTGTCTTGCCAGAACCTGGAAGACCCATAATCAGAATCTTCATAGTGCTAACAAATCCTCGCGAATAAAGAACAATCCATTATTCTTAACAAATTGCTTTCTTTCTGGACGGTCTAGGTTCATTGTAGAATGTTCATTACGAATCTTTAGAGTAGTATCCAAATCAAAAACAAAACCATACTCAGCAAACTTACTAACCCAATAATGAGCAGGCTGACAGTTAACATGGTGATGCCCTGGTTCTCCAGGTTTAGCTCCCGTGCATAAGATGTACTTTGCGCATTTGAAAGTTTCCATAAAATTTGGGATATATTCTTCATAAACATGTTCGAGAAACTCGACAGACCAAGCCAAGTCAACATTATTGTCCAATACAAGAGGACCGCTAGTATAGTCGTGGTGAATATCAGCATTGACAGTAGGATCGCCATCAACACCTCTAGCATCAATCCCATTCTGCTTTGCAAGCCCAACCATAGCTCCTGGACCTTGTCCAACATCAACCATTGTTTTAATTTTGTATTCATTCTTTAAATACTCCAGTGTTCCAATATCTGTATGTGATCTACCTTGGTGACCTCCAAGGTGCTCTGGAACATCTTCTTTTGATTCGCTGTCAATAATATTCAACTTAATCATTTATATGCCTTCATATGAATTTCTTTAACCGAACAATCAATAAACTCAACTTCAGTATACCCAGCTTTCTGAAATAACTCAACTAGTTGCCATTGCTTATATCCAGATTTATGTACATCCCACACTTCCTCAACAGTACCACGTTGTTTGCCCCATAAGCCATCCATACCACGCTGGAAAGGGTTATCAATATTAAACCCCATGACATTATCTTCTGTTAACCACTGACGAACATGCCACCGAAAGTTAGGTAGCACCATCTCATAACATCCTCCATCCTTGAGAATTTTATGACATGCATCAACAAACACTTTGCCTTGCGCAAATGTTAGATGCTCAAAAAAATGTCTAGAAAAAATATGCTCGACGGTGTCGGGCTCAACGTGTTGATCAATATCCCAAGCATTACATACGTAATCAATACCATCAACGTCTCTGACGTCACATTTTTTATAATCCGGATGTGCAGGAGTTTCACCAGCACCAAATTCAATGTTCATAATTATCACTTTCAAATTATATGTCTTCGATGGATCTTACACCCTACGAAGCTATTATAGTACTCTTCTTTTATTAAAGCGTCAACAGCTAATTGCTCTTTTATTTCGTAATAAGAGCATTCACCTTTTGTCTTACAGAGACGTAGTATTGTTCTAACCACTCCCATCTCTCCTCTACCGTCCCCGGAGGCAATATCTTTGAGCAGCTCTTCACTTGATCCGTAATAGGTTTTCCAGTCTGACTCGACTGTAGTCCGGACTCTACGCTTTCGGGTTTTGGTCTTAGGGAGGACCTTAGGCTTGATGAAGAACTTCTTTCCAATGTACTTCTTTCCATTGTTAGAGTTCTCTAAAAGATAAACAAAACCTTGATGGTCTTGTATCATTTCTGAAGTAAATTCTAAGCCTTGATATATCCATGGGTTTTCATAATCTATCATATAATTATTTAGTCTTCGAAGAACAACTGCAGTCCACAATTTGGACAATGGTTGATCTGATATTCACCATCATCATTTTCTGACATTATATCAATGTCAAATTCAAACTGACAATTTTCACAATGATAGTCACCCATTAGAGAGACATTCCTTTAAATGAGTCTTCATCAATATCTTTCTTAACACCACCAATAACATAAGATGTAATCTCTGTTTCTTGTGGTGCTACTTGTACATCTTGACCCTGGATCCATTTTTGTGTCCAAGGTAGTGGGTTTGATCCACCTTTATATGGTGACGGGACCTGTGCACTTAGCATACGTTTGTGACCAATCCATTCAATATAGTCACCGAGTAATTTTGCATTAAGACCAATCATAGAACCATCTTTAAACAGATATTCTGCCCATTGCTTTTCTTGTTCAATTGCATCAACGAACATTTGAACATTGTTTGTTTCTTCTTCTTTTGCTATCTTGGCAAAATCCTTATCATCTTTAATAAGAATTTTAAGAAGGTGCTGAGTGGAAGCAAGATGGATGTTTTCATCTCTAGCAATAAGTTTAATAATCTTTGCATTACCTTCCATCTTTTTGAGTTCGGCAAACGCCCACGAACAAGCAAACGATACATAAAAACGTACGCCTTCCAAGATATTGACAGACATGATGCAATTCCAAATCTTACGCTTAAGCTCATATTTGCTAATGTCAATTTCTTCAACATCAGTACTATTGGCTCGAGTAACTCTATGCACGCCCTCACCAAGTAAATTATACCAACTAGAATATTCAATGAGATCGTCATAGTATTTGCTGATTTGATCCGAGCATGTAACAATTTGTTTAATGTCGAGCATCTCATCGAACACAACACTAGGGTCAGAGTAAATGTTTCTAATAATGTGAGTGTATGACCTTGAGTGAATAGTTTCAAAGAATGACCAAGTTTCAATCCACGTCTCAATCTCTGGTAGAGATATGATAGGTAAGAATGCAACATTAGGGCTTCTCCCCTGAACACTGTCTAACAGAATCTGTCTTTTTAGATTCGATGTGAAAATGTGTTGCTCGTGGCTAGACAGTGCCTTGAAGTCTTTTGAATCACGCAGGGCGTCAATCTCTTCTGGTCTCCAGAAGAATCCTAACTGTTTGTCAGTTAGTTTTTCAAAATGTGGATATTTCTGCTTATCATAGCGGGCAACATTCACAGTGTTATCAAGGAACACTTTTGCAAGGGTGGGATCACTTTTCTTCTTATCAAATACTGAATAGCGCATTATGCAATCTCTTGTACTGTGCAATCGCATTCGGTGCAAGCACAAGAGTCACACTGACCATCACAATGACAATCATCATTACACTTATTACAGGTTCTAGATGGGTTGTTTATTTCTTGTAGGAATTCTTTATCTGACATCTGTTGCTCCTGCAAATGTAATACTTGTTATTTTTACTTTATCTTTAATTTTTAGTGTATAATCAAAGACATCTATAAAGTCTTTGACAGACATAATTTTTTCTTCAGCAAGGTATTTAGGTAGGTTAGGGTTTTTAATATAATCTGTATCAATACCATATGGCTTAAAATTTAGCACCCATGGATAATATTGACCTTCTAAGTGATTGTTTAAAACTGTATCAACGCTGTGCTTATCTAGCTGTGCTTTAATGTTACAATATTGTTCAAGCGGCCAGATAGGCTTATCTGAGGGACCTATGTTTGAATTAGAAATTTTCTGTTTCACCTTTTCAATAAAATCAACACCAACATCCCCAAGATTAGACGAGATATTTATTACCATCTTATCTTCACCATACCATAAATTATACAGTTTTTCAAAAATATATGATTGATTTATTGTTGGAGCATTATTAATGAATACATCATAATCCTTAATATTATTAATAACTACATCACATATTTGTTTGTTATCTAGATCCCACCCTTCAGACTTTGAAAAGCCAAGTCTTTCACAACCCTCATAATAGTCCCACAGTCCTTTACCAACACCTCGAGTATGACCTGTAATCGCAACTTTTTTCATAATCATATCTTACATGAATCACAATCATCATCATCTTCTACAACAGTAATAGCAAGAGGAGCTTCATCCTCCATCTCTCCTGCACCATCAAATGTATTGAAATAATATAATTGTTTACCACCATATTTGTAGAACTGAACCATATGCTTCAACATCTCTGACATAGGAATCTTTTCATCATCATAGAACCGAGGATTGTATGATGTGTTGACTGAAATCCCTTGGTCAATATACTTTTGCAGTACAGCCATAATATTCAAATAGCCTTCAGGTGATTTCTGATCCCATAGCAAATCATACTTGTTTTTCAAACGACGATACTCAGGAACAACTTGTTTAAGAATACCATCCTTTGATTGCTTGATAGTAATATATGATCTAACTGGTTCAATACCATTTGTGCTGTTACTAATCTGTGCAGATGTTTCAGCAGGCATGAGAGCCATTAGTGTTGAGTTACGAATACCGGTACGTCTTGTTTGGCTTCTCAACGACTTCCAGTCCATACGTTCTTTATGTTTTACCAACTCATCTACATCTTTTTTATATGTATCGTTAGGCATACGACCATGGAAGTATTGTGTCTGTGGTGCTTTTGGACAGGGTGATTGCTCTTCAGCAAGATCTGCAGATGCTTTAATTAAATAATATGACCATGCTTCTGCATACTCATCAATTAATTCAAGATTTGGATCTTGGTATGTTGTATCATTCTTTGCGAGCCAATAAGCAAAGTTGATAATACCAATGCCAAGAGGACGTCTGTTCATAGTAGATCGTTCAGCAGCAACCACTGGATATTCTTGATAATCTAACAACGCATCCAATGCACGTACTGCGAGTGTACAAGGTCTTTCAAAGTCCTCAGGCTTTTTAATTAGACCCCAGTTAATTGCTGAAAGAGTACACAGACTAATTTCACCTTCCTCGTCGAAGATGTTCTTCAATGGTTTAGTAGGGAGATTGATCTCACAGCAAAGATTGGATTGTCTAATAGGAGCAGCTGACTTGACAAAAGCACCGTGATCATTTGCATGATCGACATTCATCAAATAGATACGACCTGTGTCCTTTCTCTCTTGCATAAAGATAGAGAATAGATCAGAAGCCTTAATTACTTTCTTTCTGATAGACGTTTTTCTCTCTGCCGCTTCGTATAATTCTCTAAACTTATCAGTGTCGGTGAAAAATGATTCATATAGCTCTGGAACATCGTGAGGACTAAAAAGAGTGATATCCCCACCGTTGAGCAAACGCTCGTACATAACTTTGTTAAATTGGACGCCATAATCTAAATGCCTTACTCTGTTGTCTTCCGTGCCCTTGTTATTCTTGAGGACCAGGAGGTCTTCGACCTCGAGGTGCCAAATGGGATAGTAAAGGGTTGCAGCTCCTCCTCTAACTCCGCCTTGAGAGCAGGATTTAACAGAACTCTGAAATAATTTATAAAACGGAATAACCCCAGTGTGAGTAGCATCCCCGTTACGGATAGCGCTGCCAATGGCACGAATATTACCAGCGCCGATACCAATACCAGCCTTATTAGAGACGTAGTTAACAATCGAAGAACTCGTCGCATTAATGCTATTGAGCGAGTCATCGGTCTCGATGAGAACACATGAACTAAACTGGCGTTGACCGGTTCTAACTCCTGCCATAATCGGCGTTGGCAGCGAGATATAAAATTGTGAAATAGCATCATAATATTCCTTAATCCATTTCATACGTTGATCTTTAGGATAGTTAGCAAACAAGATTGCTGATATCAATAGATAAGCAATCTGTGGTGTTTCATAAAAGCGATTTGTTACACGGTTTTTAACAAGATACTTACCACGCCATTGCTCCATAGCAGCATATGTTAATTCATCATCACGTGAATGTACAATCATCTTTTCTAGCTGTGTATATTCCTCTTCGGTGAATAGATCAAGAAGTTGGGTATCGTAGTATCCAACTTTAATAACTTCTTTAACATGATTATATAAACCACGTGGAATTGGATCAAAGCCTTCATACACTTCCTTACGAAGGTGGTAGTTAATTAGACGACCAGCAACAAACTGATAGTTTGGATATTCCTCACTAATCAGATCAGCAGCTGCTTTGATTAATGTTTCTTGAATATCAGATGACTTAATATTATTGTAGAATTGGATGTGAGAGTTAATTTCAATCTCCGATTCACTAACACCAGTAATTCCCTCACATGCCCAGGATACGACCTTATGGAACTTTTCGATATCTAGGGGCTCTTTTGTCCCATCTCTTTTAACAACATTAATATTAGTCATTGTGGACAAACTCCTCAATCATTGGAAATACAGGTTTCAGAGCTTCTGCACATTGACGTGCGATCTCCATATGTTCTTTTTGTGTACCATTACCAGAACGTAAATCTATATAGTGGACCCATGAACGCAGGGTTCCGTTCATGTATAAACGAGACTTAGTAAGACCTTCAGGTAACAATGCTCTCGCTTGTTCCTTAGCAATACCTAAAGCAAGCGCTGCTTCATAATAATCTTTTGTTTGTCTAATGTGCTTCATCTGCATCATACGGAAGTTTTCATTTAATCTGATACCTTCTTCACCTTCTACATCAATAGAGTTTTGACGATTCTTTGTATCTTGTAATCGAGCATCTCTTGTCTCATATTCTGATGCCTCAGCATAACGCTGACTGAATTCTTGAAAGGAGAATGAGCGATGACGTAGAATCTGACGAGCAATGTCCCGTGTTGTTTCAATTTCAATACATGCACTAACCATCTCTAGCGGTGACCAGTGATTTTCACGAATTAGATAACGTACAAGTTTCTCTGATGTATCTTTATTGTTTTGGTTGGAAGGATTAGATACACGAGCAGCATATGCAATCTGATCGAGCAGACTATCACCATTGTTGTTTTGTGAATAGGATATTAATTTAGCTGTCATTGGTCATACCGATCGAAAATAAACATAGCAAGGAATGCTGTATTGGATGGATCTTTAAAATTTGATGCAACACTAAATGCATCATCGCCTGAGAAGTGCACCAATCTATTGCGCTTGTATTCAATGTCTGTTACTTCCTCACCACGAATACTAACTGTACCATCAAAAGAACCTGAAGGCATATACATCAGTACATCTTGGTTATTATAGCTAATAGCAGTATAATGGTCAAACGGATTAATGTGATTAACCAAAGTCAATGTAGGACGTTTATTAATCACTGGTTCTTCAGCAACACTTTGTTCGAGATCAGAAAAGAAGCCAAGATCAACAACATCTTGTTCTGAAAAGAAACTGATAAATCTTGGAACAAACGTCTGCGTCAGATCTGTGTCATAACGATACACACTGTTAGCAAAAAATGCTAAATGTCTCTCTAGCTGCTCTTCACTAAAGATATTATCATATACTTTAATCATCTTACACTTTCTTATAATTAGTTAATGCTAGCTTTGCTTCAAGGCCTTGATATGTATTATCATCTATCAACTTCTTGATTTGGTCAACAGTCAAACCGCCTAAAACCATATCATTAACATCTTTCCATCCTATTTGTTCTGGCCACAAACATATCTTATGTCCCTCATCAATAGTCTTCTCAATGCGTTTCAAAATCTCTACATTACGAGGTTCATTATCATATACAAATACAACGTCCTCAAGATCCACCTTTCCCGCAGATCCGGCCATTGCTACACTATTATCGATGAACATAGAGTCGATAGGACCCTCGAAGACATAAACGGTGCGGCGTTCATCGATGCGATCTAAACCAAAGATCTTGTCCTTGTCTTGATCAAGCATTATAGTTATATATCTAATCCCCTTATCGGAAAACGAGCGACCCTGGAAACCAAATAAGTTTTTTTCTTTATCAAAGAAAGGAATCACTAATCTTGGTTCTTTGTTTTTAGGATCTAACTTTTCACGTCCAAGAAGACCATTGACCCACTTACTAAAGTTGGGGACATAATATAGATATGAGTGTGCAATATTAGGTATCTGACGATCAAGTACGTACGTCTTAGCAGGATGGTCCCAATGCAGTTGACTGATCTTATTCAGCTTCTTCAGTGCGTCATTTTTCGCGAATACAGGCGCTTTCGTCTTAAATTGGCTATCATCTACCTTATCCATTTGCGGGCTTGTATTCGCTTCTAAAAACGATTCTCTAACGTATTCTGAGTATAGCTGAGGATCTACATGGTTTATAAATTGTCTGAGACTGGCAGTCTGGCTGCAGTTGTGACAATAGAAGCTATAGGTAGAATCTCTCTGAATTAAATATCCACGAGTCTTGAATTTGTTTGTTTTAGAATCCCCGCAATACGGACATCTAAAATTATAGTTATTCTCAACGCGCTTGAATAAATCTAAACGCGGAGAAAGGATGGTAATATATTTCTGGTCAATCCACTGCATAACGAAAGGGGTCCTGTCTCAAAAGGGCACAGACCCATTATAAACATTTATTTCAAAAAGTCAAGCGATATAAAGCGAGAAACTAAAAAACCTACAACCGAAGCACCGCCAACTATCACCCACTGCCACATCTCAATTTTCTTTAGTCTTTCATCTAGTTTTGTCTCAAGTGATGAAATACGCTTGTGTAGGTGATTAATCTCACGATCAATAGCTTCTGATCTCTGATCAAGCTGACGAGAAACAGTTTCGTGTTGTTTCTCTGCTTCATCAAATCGATGCTCGTGTACTAACAACATTTGCTGTACTTGGTTGGATACTTCTGTCAGTTTGTCTAATGTAATATCCAATCTATCGACAAGGACATCAGCAGTTGCAGCTTGCTTTTGCAACTCTTTAACATCGTCTTGGATGCGGATGATGTCCTTATCATGATCAGTCATTTACTTTTCGCCATTGAAGGATTTAGATGACTTGCTTGTGCCAGCATATAGTCCAAACCATGCAGCCCCTGCACCAACAACAACAGATACAAGGCCAGATTGTTCCATATTAGGAACAGGAAGCTCTTGGAACCAAATAACTGTTT